GGTTAAAAAAGGTTATGGTAAAGCTTTACGTGGCTATTAAATATAAAGGAGAAGTTAAATGGTTGGACCGCATACACTATTAAAACGACCTATCGATCTTGATGAGATTGTGGGCCGTCCTACGGGACAGGGCTTCGGCGCTGCACGTAAAGGGCCGTCTGTTAAAGGACCGCCGCAGGATGTTGTAGTTGATGAAAACTACGAACAAGGCAAATCTTTTAAAGTAGAAGACTAATCTATAAAAGGATTAACTATGGCTAGTAATATAAAAAAATTTCTTATAGAAAAACTTGCAAAAAAGTTGAACAAAGACAAAGAAGAGATACCTATGTCTTTTCCTGATAAAGCGTTTCCTAAATTGGGGGAGCCGTATAGACCACTGGCGCTGCCGGGAGGCCCGTATAAACTAAATGAAATGCCAAGACTATCTCGTTCTGATATCACAGATAAAGTTCCTATGTCTTATAGGACTGGGGGACAGCAAGAAATAAAAGAAGTCGTTCCCTTTAAAGGTAACTTACCAGAAAGTTTTTCAAAAAAAAACAGTAATCTTTCTGAGTTACAAAAAATAGAACTGCGTTTAGTTGGTTTAAGAAAAAAGTATTCAAAGGCTTCTACAGCAGAAGAAAAAAACAATATTATAGAAGAAGCAGAAAGTGTTAAGAATGCGTTTAGGGGTCAAATTTTATCACCTACTCGTTTTAAAAAGAAAGTTATTGGAAAGGGTAGTGGAAAAAACAAGGGAAAGAAAAGTGGGGTTTCTACAGAAACTAAAACTATGCCAGCTAACCCTGACAGTACTATACTGGTAGTTAATCCTAAAGGAGGCCAATCAAACGACCGTAAAATTAAAAAGGCGATAGTCGAGAATTTAGGAAAGAAACCACCTTTAACTGGAAAACCACAATTTAAAAGCCCCAAGGAACAGAAAAAACCGGAATATCCATTTACTCCTATAGAAGCTGTTGAACAAAAAACTGATGATGGTTTAAAAGCAATACTACGAGAACAGATTAGCCCTTCTCCAAAAGCCGCAGCCGCTATGGCGAGAAGACCTGATGAAGTTGACGTATTACCTAATATAGTTCAAACAAGTGATCGTCCCGGTGTACGTCCAGTTGTAGTAGGTACTGAAATTTCACGGGAAACTGGGAAGCGGTTGGGACAACGTAAACCATATGATACAGGTGTAATATATGATGAACAACCAATGCCGGGAGTTAACGTAAACTATCCTGATCGTCCAAGCGGCCGCCGAAAGCACCCAGACAACCAAGGCTTTGGAGAAAGTGGCTTTATTAAGGGTGGTGATACGCAAAGTAGCACTCGAATGGACTCTCCTTCAAAAGTACCAGTTACTGAATCTAAACTTGGCCCTGTTGAAAAAGAAGGTCAAACCGCAAGACTAGATCTTAAAAAAATTACCGAAGAAGAGTTTTATAAATTAAAATTTCAAGAAGGTCTTGACGAAACAGGTAGTGTAAGAGATGCTGCTAACTACGCAGAACAAGCAGTATTAGCTAGAGATCTAAATCAAGACTATACAGCATCTCAGATTGCTAATTTTATGAAACCTAAATCTAAACCTTCTGGTAACAAGAGGGCACGACAGATAAAGGATGATCTAGAAAGTGCATCTGAAAAAGGAACTATGTCTGAAGTCTCAGATGAAGTTTCTCTTAGTAGGCGGGCACAGGTAGAGGGTGGGGATAGCTTTAAAAAAGGCGGTCAGATTAAGAAACCTGTTAAAAATAAACGTAAGATTAAAACATCAGTACGTGGTAATGATCTTGTAGCAATGATGTACGACTAATCATGCCTGAAGTTAACACCCTTCCTAATTCTAGAGATCTTGCTAAATACGCAATGAATCAGCCTTATGCTCAAGATTTAGAAAATGTACGCCAAGAACAAATTGAGCGTGCAAAAACATATCCTCCTTTTGAAAATCCTAATCTAGGTTCATTACAGGATGTATTTGATATAGGTCGAGCTACTGTAGGTATGGAAAATGCCCCCGGAAGATATCTTGGAAAACAATTAGGCCCGGAAGCAGTAGATGCTTTAACCAATTCCTTAGAAGTTGCTGGATTAGTTAGTTTAGGTTATGGAGCTAAGAAACTAAGCAAAAACTTAACAAGTAAAGGTCGTAAAAAAGCGGCGGAACAGGCAGGAAAAGCTAGAAATAAACAAGCTATAAAACTGTTAATTCAGAAGTTAAGTAAGTTTGGTGCTAAAAGAATAGGATTAGCTGGTTTAGCTGCTGGAGCATCTGGAGTATTTCCACCAATAGCAGGTCCAGCAAGTTTAGTTGTGGGCGGTTTAAGCATAATGGATCTATTAGCAGATCCTGAGATGAGAGAACTAATTCCTCAAATACCCGGAGCTTTATATGACGCTGGAGTAGATGCTATACCTACTAAAGAAGAAGCTATAAATGCTATACCTACTCAAGAAGAAGTTATAAATGCTATACCTACTCAAGAAGAATATAAAAAAGAATATGGTATAATGCCTTCTGCTTTACAAAGAGAAACTGCACAGAGGGAGGCAGCTAAAAAAAGAACATCGGGACTTACATCGTTACTAGAAGGTAGGATGAAACCATAAGTCAAGAATAATAGTAAAACGAAAAGGTTTAGAATATATGGTAGTAAAGAAAAAAAGAAAACCCAGTAACATGAAGGGAATGACTATTGGCAGAGGGATGAAACGCCCCACCAAGTCAGGTGCCGGTCTTACCAAAAAAGGTGTTGCTAAGTATCGTAAACAGAATCCCGGAAGTAAGCTACAAACTGCTGTAACTGAAAAGAAACCTACAGGTAAGAGAGCAGCAAGACGTAAGTCATACTGTGCAAGATCCGCAGGGCAGATGAAGAAGTTTCCCAAGGCTGCTAAGAATCCTAATAGCAGACTAAGACAAGCCAGAAAAAGATGGAGATGTTAGTTGAAAAAAATTACACCTAGACAAAAGAGTACACTTAAAAAGCATTCTAAACATCATACTAAGAAACACATGTCTAGTATGAAAACTGCCATGAAGAAAGGTAAAAGTTTTGGTGCTTCTCATAGAAAAGCAATGAAAAAAGTAGGTCGCTGATGATTCTACGCAAGAAGGGCGGCACAGCTACTAAGCGTGACCCAAAGAAGTGGGCCGCTGCCAAGTCCAGAGCAAAGCGCAAGATGGGTGGTAAACACTCTGCCCGTGCAATGCAGCTTGCTGTTAAGTACTATAAAGATTCTGGTGGATCGTATAGCGGTAAAAAAAAATCTACCAATAAACTATCAAAGTGGACAAAGCAAAAATGGAAAACAAAATCAGGGAAGCCTTCCAGCAAAACTGGGGAGCGATATTTACCAGCAAAAGCTATCAAATCTCTTTCAACAAAGGAATATGCAGCGACCACCAAAGCAAAGAGAAAGGGGACTGCTGCCGGAAAGCAGTTCGTGAAGCAGCCCAAAAAGATAGCACGAAAAACAAAGAGGTTTAGAACATAATGGCAGTCTCAGGTACATATAACTTTAATCTGGATATAGATGAAGTAATACAAGAAGCGATGGAAATGATCGGGGGTGAGGATACCCTTGGTCATGAGCCAGCTTCTGCTCGTCGTTCTATTAATTTAATGTTGCGGGATTGGCAAAACCGTGGTATACTGTTATGGACTACAAGTGTTTCTTCTATAACAGTTACATCCAGTATAGCTGAGTATAATCTAGCTGGATCAACTATAGACGCTCTTGAAGTGGTTCTTAATAGAGATAGTACAGATTTGCAGTTGCAACGTATAACGCCAGAAGAGTATTTATTGATTCCTAATAAAACACAGACAGGTAGACCTTTACAGTATTCTATTCGCAGGGGTAGAGATAATCCTGTAATGTCAGTTTGGCCTCTTCCTGAAAACTCTACTGATATTATGAAAGTAGAAATTTTTAGTGAAATGCAGGATGTTAATAAATCAGCAATACAAAATGCTGATGTACCTAAAAGATTTTTACCGTGCCTTACAATGGGTCTTTCTTACTACATGTCTATGAAGCGCCCTAATATTGATGCAGGTCGTATTCAAATGTTAAAAGCAATTTATGAAGAGACATTGGCAAACGCTTTCTCAGAAGATAGAGAAAGGTCGTCTATGTATCTTATACCTAGACTTAGGTACGTTTAATGGCAAGTGCTAAAAATGCATTAGCAATGTGTGATATATGTAGTTTCGTATATCCACATAGACTTATGCAGATGAATAGTTATGGTTTGCTGGTCTGTCCTGAAGATTTTG